CTAGGACGCGCATAACACCGCTTTCACACGTGCACACAATTGCAAACGATCCTCCAGGCCATTGAGCCCGCCGTTGATGCGCCGGGTAATGGTGGTGAACTCGTCTTGGTCAGCGAGTTCATTCAAACCATTGCTCTGCCAGAACCACGCGGCCGACTCACACGCCCACTGCGGTTGCTCCAGCAGCTCGGGCTGGCGCAGCAAACGATCATCACCAAACAGCGCTTGGCTGCAGGCCAGGTAGTTACGCCGCCCGGTGATTTGGATAAGCCCCCTGCCCCGATACTTCGCGCCATCGCCATCCGCCTCGGGGGTGTTACCGAGGCGCTCGGCCAAGGCGCCGGTGTCGTATTTACTCAGGTATTGATCGCTGCCCAGTTCGCGAACGTAGCGCAGTTCGCCGGATTCGTGACCGACCTGGGCAAGGAAGGCAGCAGTGCGTTGAGGCGTGTTAATTTGCCGGTTCAGCATGGCTGCATTGAGCGCAGATAGGAAAACGCCCGCTAAGGAGCGGGCGTGCGGGAACACTTGCTGAAGCTGCTCAAGCGTCACGGGATGACCTTTGCGCGAGCCGTCGCCCGCGCCGCAAGAACCGCTTCGGGCACCGGCGTCTGCTCCTCGATGAACCGCAAGCTGTACCAGTCGGTAGAAGCCAGATAGGCAAGCGCCTCGCGGGACTCCGCTTGCGCCTGGAGTTCTTGCGGCGTTGGGGTTTTTTCCAGCTTCGACAAGTCAAACATCCTGCTTGCCCTCCTGGGGCTTGGCTGCGTGGGCTGAGGCCTCGACGGGCTCAACGGGAAAAGGCACAGGCCCGGCCGATACTTGGAGCCTTCCGCTCAGCCACATATAGGCCGGCGCGCCCGCGTTGACCGCAAGTTTCAAGGTCAACTCGACTTCACCGTTGCGACGGCTGACGGGCCCTGCGAACAACTCATGCCCGATCGCAGACATAGGCAAGGTCATGCCCTCGGGAATCAGCGAAAGATCAATCCTTTGGTCATTCAGGATCAGCGTTTCACCCTCGACGAAGGCCGTCGTCGGCGTCGCGGTGCCAAGCGGCCGAAAAGGTACGTGGTGAATAATCATGCGTGCCACCTCCCGATTGCAGTGACCGTCACGATATTGTTCAGGGTGACGTCGGAGGTAAAGAAATAGGAGCCGACATTGCCGTAGCACCGGGCCGTCGAATCCCAACTAACTGACGGGTAGATGTTGTGAAACACCGCCACCGGCGTATCTGCGAAAGCCGCCAACCAGGCGACGTTGCGCGTGGCGCCGGCGGTGTAACCGGTGAACCGCTGCTGACAGATTTGCAGGCCGCCGGCAAAACGGAAATACCAATTGTCGAGCGCACCCCCACGCTCGATGAGCCCGGAGTTGATCGGTAAAGCCCCCGAGGGGCCAGCATTGAGCACGCCGGAAATCGCATTGCCGTTATGAAGAACGCTGCGCCAGTTCGGTGCCGGGGAACCCGGATTAACGCTGAACTGGCGAAAGTGCAGACCGTCCCCGGATACCGCCATCGACAGCTGCGCGCGCCATTGCGGGTCATGCCCCCATGCCTGGGACAGCACACTGATTGCGCCAAAACCCGGTACGCCGTCGGGGTGCAGGTAGTAGCTGTAGAGCCCCGTATTGGCTTTGTTCGGTGACGCTGTTTGCGCAGCCGACAGGCCTATCAGTTCCCCTGGCACTGTGCCCTGCCCGGTGCCCAGCGCGAAAACCGACGAATTAATATCAGCACGCCATGGAGACCACGCGCCATCCCCGCGCCGACCACGCGTATAAACCGATTCATCAAGCATGGCCTTCGCGGTTTGCCAGACATACCCGCCGGAGTTGGCGATCTGCAGGATCTGCACAAACGGGTTGGGCAGATTTATGCCGCCATTGCCAAATTGAAACAGGCCGCTGACGCGTGGCAACTCGTTGGCATCATCGGTGGGCGCTTTTGAAATCGGCGAGCTGCCCCACCCTGCGTGGCCCATCAGTGAGACCCGGCCGGGTGTGAAATCATCGCTGCCGGTCACGGCGTCTAAAGTGGCTGCCGTCCCCAACTGTGCCTGCCGGGCAAACAGTTCTTGAGTCATTGCGTTGATTTTGATGCTTGCACTGCGCGGGGTGTCGCCGCCCACGCCGGTGGGTGCCGTACCAATGTTGATTTCCTGTCGTGCCATTTGGACTCTCCATAGTCGAGGCGATAGATGGGCGCTTGCCGAAGTCGGTCAGACCTGCGGCGCAACCGTTCTTTCAAGCTTCTGCGGCTCAGCAGAGGGAAACCTGACGTCACCACGCGTGATTGCTAGAACGATAGGCTCCGGGGGAATACGCAAAGCGTCCGGGCTGTCCCATGTCACGGGAAACTTGAGCGTCAAGCTGATCACGCCTCCTACTCGTTCGATGGGGTCAGAGGCCGAGAGCCAAGGACTGTCTATCGCGCAAGCGGGAAGCCGATACCCCTCCGGAATGGCGGATAAATCGATTTCCTCGTCGTTGAGCCACAGCGAGTCACCGAACACACTGGCAACGAGTGTTTCATTGGTCAGAAAGGGGAATAGTTTGATTTTCATGGTTTCCAGTACCCTGTTACACACACGCGGATTGCACCGAATCGCTGAGCAACCGGCCCATTACGGATGGCGTAGGTGATGACCGAAGGGGTTGAGGCGTACTTCGCAATCACTCCGAAATGATCCCAGGTCGCCGAGGGCTGGCATTGGACGTCGACACTGACCCTGCCGTAATCATCAAAGGCGACGGGCAACTGGATATTGGTATGCACAATCCCAGAAGCCGGAAGCTCAACGTCCGGATTGACAGAGTTGGTGAGCACGGTGAAGCCGTTCTGGAATCTGGCGATACGCCAGGTGCCGATGTAGTTACTGTCCATCAGGCCCGCGCCACCCGCTACTTGGGTAAACGCGTTGGCACCGGTGTAGATCAACGCCCACTCAGACCAAGCACTGCCGTTAAAAAAACGGGTGTAGTTGGAGCCGCCGAGGTACAGGTTCTGCATGGCAGTGTTGGCATCCCATGAATGCGCTTCAAGCAGCCCTCCATGCAGCCCAGGCCATCCTGCAGGACGCGTCCCGGTTGTTTCGCCGGTAAGCTGGAAGGTCGAGAAACCACCGTTGGTGGGGTTGCCAATCTGATCGATATTGCCGGTGAAAAAATTTCTGCCGGCGAGGCCGAATGTTCCTTGCCTTAATACCCTGCCCCACGGGCTCCACGCGGCGTCATGCCAACTTCGAGTGAACATCACACCGTGATTGCTTGCATGGTGATAGGCCTGTACGGCGATCTGGGTCTTACGCCCGGCGATACCCCGCGTCTCGATGTTCCACCACACAGGCCCGTCACTGCCGGGATATAGAACCGGCCAGTTAAGTGTGGCTGCCTGCGAGTCACTGCCGTTGTAGGCATAGCAGGTTCCGGTCGGCTGATCATTGGCGTTGATTGCCCCCACGCTTCGCGAGTCACCCACCACGCCCATGGCCTGTAGTTCAGACTTGGCAATCTTGGTGTCGTACAACTCCTGGGTCATCGCATTGAGTTTGATATTGGCACTGCGGGGTGTATCACCCCCTGTGCCTGTGGGCGCCGCGCCCAGGTTGATTTCCTGTCGTGCCATAGGACTCTCCATCGTCGAGGCAACAAAAACCCGCTGATAAGCGGGTTCAAAGTGAGTAGGCCTCTCTTCAGGGCTTTGGTTTTTCGCCCAGCCTGTAAATCGTGGCACGCGCGGCATTGCGAGCGGCCTGGATATCAGCCGGAACTGGCGTGCCTTCTTCCAGTTGAGCAAGCGCGTACCAATCACTTTCCCGCAGGTAGCTACGGGCCTGGTCGAGGGCCAGATCATTCTCCTGATCCTGGGCGCTCTTAATTTTTTCCAGCTTACTGATATCAATCATGGGTTAGGCCCTCGACCGGCGGGACCGGCGGCGCTTTAGGTAGAGAAGATGCCGGCAGTTCAACCGGACCGTTGGTTGTCACCTCGATAACCAGGGGCTTGGCGGGGTTGCGCAGGGACTCCGGGGAGTTCCACCTGACCGGTAATTTCAGCGTCAAGCAGAGTGTCCCGTTGATGCGCTCGACGTATTCGACAAAGTGATCACACCCTGTCGCAGACGCAGGCAGGCGATAGCCTTCGGGAATGACGGAAAGATCGATAACCTGACCACAGAGGGTCATCACTTCCTCTTCGACGCAAACCGTCAATGGCTCATCCGTCAGAAAGGGAAACAGCTTTATTTTCATCATTTCCAATACCCCCACACGGTGACCGCGGGTTGGAACGCCTGGCTGCCAGGGCCATTCCTGATAACGATGTCGACAGCGGCGGCGCCATTGACGTAGCAATTCAATGCCCCGTAGTGGTCGTAGGTATTTTGCGGTTGTGCGTTGACGAACACCCGGCCGGTTCCCGGCAGGATCGCAACCGGCATTGAAACCGTCACCAACGTCGACTGGTTCGGCGGCAGTACCGCGGTTACCGCGCCCACACCCTGGATACAGATTTGGCCATTCGCGTACTTACTGACGGCCCAGCCACTCACTACCGTTTTATTCATCAGGCCAGTGCCTGTGGACGGATCGGTCAGAGCATTTGCCGCTGTATACACGCGTGCCCAGTCCGTCCAGCTGCCGTTTGCATTGACCCTTCTGAATAACGTATTCGTGGTATCCGGATTGACCCACTCCTGGGTGGCGTACTGGGCTGACAAGTATTTATGCGACAAAAAACCATAACTGTTGGGCCCATTTGGGCCGGGGATATTGTTGCCGTAGTACTCGCCGGTGGCTTGCACGTCGTCCGCACTGGTTGTCAGCAGTTTAACGGCGCCGCCGTAGCCAAAATCGCCCGCCTTAACCACCTGAGTCCAGGCCTTGCCTGCGGCCGCGCCCTGTCGGAACTGTCGCTCCCATGTCATGTTGTCGACAAGGCTGTAGGCGACCTGCCTGACATACCCACCCGCCCCCGAAAGCATCTGAATGATGTAAACGTAAGGGAATGGCAGCGATACACCGCCGTCACCAAACATGAACAACCCATTCACTACCGGCAATCCATCGGCACTTTCGGTGGCCTTCATCGGGATAGGCAAGTTTGCGCCCCAGCCGCTGGCCTTTGCCAATGCATCACCTTTGTACAGCTCGTCGGTCATCGCGTTGATTTTGATCATGGCACTGCGCGGCGTATCACCGCCGACCCCGCTGGGGCGCGTGCCTACATCGATTTCTTGTCGTGCCATTTGAACATCCTAAAAAATAGGCCAAAAAAAACCGCACTCGGGCGGGTTTTGGATAGGTGTCGGGGATTCGATCAGAATGCAGGCAGCATCACAGGCGCAGATTCTGCGATCTCACAATGCACAGACATGGCCCCGACCAACTCATAGGGCTGCCCGTCTTTTTGCAGCTTGATGGTCATGACTTTTCGCGCGTACGTGACGACGGCCAACACGTCTTTCTCACCCACGCCCATGCTATAGCCCCACCCGTTGCCTTCGGGTGCGAGAGGGATAAGCCCCAGTGTGCCGCGCACTTCATAAATACCTTGAGCCTTTCGCTTGGCGGTGACTTTTTGACTGCTGAACGGAACGACCGAGCAAGCCCCCTCAGCCCCGCGTAGTTCAATAACTGCTCGCATACTCAAATCGCCTTTATCAAGCCATCCGCCTGCCTTGCGCAGTTGGCCGTGTTCAGAGTGGTGATGACCGTCAGCGCGCCCATGTTCATGGCCGCGGTTGGCGGTGCGATGTCGGCCACAGTGGTCCAGTTCGCTGTATAGGCTGCGGGCACCTCAAGGGCGCCGGTCTGGATCGAGTACATGGCAAATCGCGGCAGATAGACCGCACCCGGAAAACCGATGTAAATGGACATCAGGCCCGTCTCCGGACGCCGGTACACAATGATCTTCAATCGCGGCACGCCTTGCACGCTGCTGATGCCTGGCGATGCAGAATTCAGCAGCGCAACACCCGAGTTGAACGAGCCCTGGTAGTAGTACCAGGAGAGATCGAGGGTAAACGGCGACGTGTAGCCGTTGATGCAGCCTACGCAGCGAATCAACGGCGATTCGCTTTCGGTATAGGGCATGGTGGTGTGGACAGTCAGCGAAGAAACTAACCCGCCACTGGCCTTGCCCGCCTCGGTAATGTTTAGCCCGAGCAGGCGCTCGCCATCCGCCTGAAAGGCGCGTGACTTGAGGCCCAGCCGTTGCTGTGTGGAGGCAAGGCCCGGGCCGTCGGTGAGGACTTTTTGCCAGGGTTGCCACACGCCGGCAGCCTCGATCCGCACCCATTTGGCACTGTCAACGCCGACGTACTCCTGCAGGGTGTAGCCACGGCCGGCTTCGTTGACGGTTACCCAGCCATTTGTTGCGTTTGGCGTATTCACGCCGGACATCGAATAATAGGTACCGATAGCACGCAGGCCATCCAAGTCAACGCCTACTATCGAGTTGACTGCACCTACGCCAAAGTCGCCGACGCGGACTACTCGGCCCGGCGTGTGATCATCGGTGCTGGTAGTAAGCGTGCCCGAAGCGGCTGTGCCCAGTGCATCGACCCGGTTGTATAGCTCTTGGGTCATTGCGTTGATTTTTACATTGGCGCTGCGCGGGGTATCGCCGCCGACGCCAGCAGGCCGCGTGCCTAGGTCAATTTCTTGTCGTGACATCCCTGCCTCCCAATAAAAAGTCCATTTCCTCATTCAGCAATACACCGTTGGTACTGCCCCTGTTCGATAACAATCAAATCCCGCTGACGTCCACAATTAGATAACTGTAGGCTTCCGCCCGATAATTAAACTGCTTGACCTCGTGCTGCTTTGTGTAGCCATTGAAATAATAAATCTTCACTTTGAAACTCACCTTACCCGGGCTCTGCGAGGCATAGTTAGTACTCGCATACTCATTAATCCTGTAATTCCCGCCGCCGCCGGTGAATTGCGTTGTTCGCCAACTTCGTCCACAGCGACCACCGAAAACCACTGCATACTTTCGGCCTGGATCATAATTATGATCACCGACAACAGCCTCAAAGTTTCCGCTCCCGACCAATACATCCCTGACAATCAATTGCGGCGTGGTCGCGTCGTACGCCAGTTCGCCATGCTCATTGAATATTTGCATGCCGAACGTGCCACCCGCCGATACGCCCGGCCGGAAACGATAAACGTCGAGATTAACGATCGTTGAGCCGTCGGTTACATAACGCTGAATATAACCACTGCCACTGCGCGATACATTGGCCAGGCAGACTGAGTGGGCTTCATTCTGCGCTCTGACGGCGACAATTTCCTCAGCGTCCGCAATCCAGACATCCAAGAACTGTCCCCACGCCGGATTACTGCTGGTCGCCGTACTGACCTGAGTGGTTTTACTTACGAACCCATAGGTTTTGAAGTTCTGATCCAGCAGTACGCTGCGATCGGCGTTGAATACTTGAAAGCCAATACTCATTATGAAATTCCGTAAGTAATAAGCCCAGGGTTAACGGATGCACTCCACGTGAGCGTATTACCGGTAATACCGCACTGCGGGCCATCTGTGACATTGATGCCGGCTTCAAGCGTCACCATGTACCAGGGACGGCCTTGAGCGAAAGCATCGACGACTAAAGAACCCGCTTGCGCTCCGCTGCTTATCCTGCCAATCACCCGGGCGAGCCGTGTGTTGACGTCCACCAACACTTCGCCCTGGGCATTGAACGCTTGAAACCCTGCCGTCATGATAATGCTCCTGTTAGTTACTTCAGGGATTAATCCCAAATACCGAACCGAACACGCAACTTCTGATTGGCGTCGAATACCTGAACCAGTTGGTTGCTGATCGTCATACGCCCGCCGCCGCCGACGCCGTTAAGTTCCAGCCCACCGGCCTTATCAAGTTTCCAGCCGCGCGCACCCGCCTCGTAATCATTGGACTGAATAACCTGGCCAATTTTTGCGTTGGTGATAGCGCCGTTCTGAATAAACGCACTGTCAATAAACGTCTCAGTGCCTTTGACGGCGAAGGGTGTGGTGGGCTTCCCCGGTGTATTTTCGTTATAAATCGCGAACTGATCTGCCGAAATCAAAAACTGGCTCTGCAATCCGCCAGGACCGTTCTCGATCCCCAACCCGATACCGGCGAACTTGTAACCGCCCCCCGCAGCCACCTGCATCCGCACCGACCAATTCGCCGCCAACTTCCCGTTGGTGTCCGCAATCGCCGTAGCGTTAGTTTGAATACTCACCGACTGCTGATTCACTTTGGTTTGAACCGTGTCGATGCTTTGCGCGAGTGTTTTGTCTACAGTGGCTAACGTGGTCAACTTGGTTTCAATCGAAGCCGAATTGTCCTTGACCCGCGCATCCAACCGCGTAACCCGCTGCGCAAGCGCTTCGTCCCGCGAAGCCGAGGCCGTATCCACATTAGTAATGCTGGCCCGGTTCTGATTGACCTTCACCTCCAACGCATCGGTCTTCATCGCCTGGGCAATATCACCCTCGGCAATCGCCGACATCACCGACCAGGCGCCCGCAAGGGAAACGTCATCCCCGGCGAAAGAGGTTTTCTCATCACCGGCCATCTTCGGATTGACCTGGGCATACACCCCATCGGTTTTTTCCGAGGTGCTGGTGACCTTGCCATCCAAGGTGGTGACTTGGCTTTTCAAGCCATTCAACGCGGTAGAAGTTGCCGTCAAACCGCTGACCGGGTCCTCCACTTTGGCCCGTACGCTGTTGAGTTGCGAGGCTTGGGCGGTGAGCTTGCCGTCCACCGTTTCAATCGCGGTTTTGTTCTGCTGGATTTGCAGTGCCAAGGCATGGGTGGTTTGCACCAGGGAGCCGATGTCCAACCAATAGGCCGCATTCGGTGGCGGGCTGCTGGCCGGCACGGCCTGGATTGCCTGATAAAGGTGGCTGCCCTGGCGTACAAACTCGCCACTCGCATAGGTTTTGGTCGCGTCATACAGCAACGCATCCGTCACTTGATCCACCAGCGCTTGCAGCTCCTTGCGGGTTGTGTCCAGGCGCGCGTTGACCGAACCGGCACCCGTGCCGTCGATCAGCTCGATGCGATCGAGCAGATGTTTGCCCAACTGCGTCTCGCTGATTTGGCCGGCAATCAAATCCAGGATCGGCGAAGCATCGGAGCTGGCCTGCCCGTTGACGCCCGCACCGGTGGGGAACCACGGCCCGATATTGCCCGTACGATCCACCAAGCGCGCCCAGAAGAACAACGACGTGCCCGCGCCCAAGCCCATCAGCGTCACGTCGGTCTGTGGATAGGCGTAATCGCCCAACTTGGTCGCCAGCGCCAGGTCGCGCGTCTTGCCGTACCAGATCTCGGTGCGCTGCAAATCCGCCGTGCTCACGTCCTGCGGAATCTGCCATTTGACCTTGATCGCAAACACCAGCGACTCAGTCGTCAGCGCGGCAACCGTCGGTGGCAAGGTGGTTTTGCCGTTGAGCACGGTCTCGATGGATTCGCTGTACAGCGAGCCAATGTCCAGCGCGTTGATCGCCCGCACCTTGGCGACGTAGCGCCCGGCGTAGATCCCGGAGACCTCAATCGAGGTGCCACCGGTGCGCCCTGCGTACACCCACTCGCCATCGTTTTTGCGCCAGTAAGCCTCGAACGCAATCGCATTCGCCGGGCGTTGCCAGGCGATGGTCATCACGTTAACCGCACTGCCCTGCGCGACAAAATGGTCATTGCTGACCGTCACGTCGGTGGGCGCCGCTTGCACACTCGGCGGAATCACGGTGATCGGCGGCCTGTCGATTTTTGCGCCGTTGTCGATGGCGGCGAATTTGCTCGGCACGTGCTTGACCGCGCTGAGGCTGTACTTGATTTCGTTGTCCGCGAAGTCTTCGGAAATCGACAGTACACGGAACTGTTGCAAGGCCAAGGTGGCCGAGTCGATGGCCCAGATCGACTGCGTCGGCGGCACTTCGTCGAGTTTGCTGTGCAGCACAATCTGCTGCTCGTCGGCGTTCCCGGCGCTGGCGGATTTCACCACGCGCGACACCGCCTTGCCGTTAGGCATCACCAGGGTGATGGTGTCGCCGGCAGCGGCTTTGACTTCGGCATCCAAGGTTAGGGTGTCGAGGGTCGCAGCCCGCAAGCGCCCACCAATACGGCGGCCGGCGCGGTCGTTGTCGGCCACGCGGATGATCTGGCCGGGGCGGGCCAGCGTGCCGTCGAGGCCGACCGAGAAGGTCACGCTTTCGGTTTCCAGGCGGTTGGTCAGCAACGCCCACTTGCCGATGCGCTGGGCTTGCGCCTGGGAGGTGCAGCCGGTGGCGCTGATTTCGGTTTGCTGGATGCCATAGCGGGCGATGCCTTCGGCATCGTCGACGTATTGCACCTTCTGGCGATAGAAATCGGTCGGGTCATTCCAACTGACCAGGGCGACGGTGTAGCGGGTTTTTTTCGCCGAGCCGCCGTAGATGAACTGGCCGCCGATCACGTTGGCGTTGGAGTAGGTGTAGACCGGGTCTTCCGGCATATCCGCCACGGCCATCACCGAACCTGCGCCCCAATAGGACATGCCACGGAAGGTGGTCGCCAAGTCCTGCAAGACTCTCAAGGCATCGGCACGTACCGACAGGTACAGGTTGCAGGTGAAGCGCGGTTCGGTGCCGCCCTTGCCGTCGGACACCGGCTGGTCGCAATACTGGCCGATGCGGTACAGCTCCCACTTGTCCACTTGGCCGGCGTTGAGCAGGTGGCCGAGGCCATAGCGCTGGTGTAGCAGCAAGTCGTAGTAGATCCACGCCGGGTTGTCGGTCCAGGCGGATTTGAACGTGCCGTCCCACACACCGCTGTACACGCGGGTTTGCGGGTCGTAGTTGCTCGGCACCTTGATGATCCGGCCGCGCAGTTCGAACGAGCGCGAAGGAATCGACTGAAATTGCGCGGCATCAAATTGCAGGCCGATCAGCGCCGAACCTGGGTAGCGCAACTTTGCGTCAATCACCTCGGTGGAGGATTCCACGGTGGTGGTATCGGCAATCGCGCCGCTGGTGGAGTTGGGTGTGATCCGGCGCACGCGCACGGCCCAGCCACTTTTGGCGGGCGGCAGGTCAACCCGGTGGGAGCGCTCGTATTTGGTGGTGGTTTTACCGCTGAACGCCGCCGCCAATACCTGCACGAATGCACCGCCGTCGGTTGAAAGATCAATCGCGTACTGCACGGTGTAGCCGTTGGTGTCACCGTTGCTGGTGTTGGTCTGCGACAGCCGTGTGACCGCCAGGCGCACGCGCACTGCCGACAGTTGCAGGTTGGAATAGGACTTGGTCCACGGCTGATCACTGCGCAGCTCGATGGACACCGGGCTTTCGTTTTCCACCGCGGGGAAGCCCGGGATGTGGGTCTGGTCCTGGCTGCCGTTGCGGGTGTCGAGGGTGACACCGCTGAAGTTGAGGCTGCCATCAGCGTTGGCCAAAGGCGTCTCGTCGAGAAACACCGAGCGCTTATCGTTTTTCAAACCGACAATCTCGCCTTCGCTGACGAGATCGAGGATACGGGCATAGGCCGTACTTTGCAGGCTGTCTGGCGCCTCCACGGAGGGACGGGGCTTGGAGCCACCGCCTTTACTGCCAGCGAGAGTGAAGTCAGTCATGGCTTTCCTTCAGGCGAAATAAAGCCCGCGCAAGGCGGGCTGGGTGAAGAGGACGGTTAGAGTTGGTCTTGGGCGTAGATGCCCGCGCTGATCACAGCACTGCCGACCATCAACTGGCCGTAGAGCAAGCTCACCGGATTGCCCTGCGCGTTGGTGTTGACCGGGCCATTGAAGCTGTAGCTCGGGCGGTTATTGGGGCTGTCCTGGGCGCCAAGCCCTTTGGGCGGCGGCGACAACATTTGCATGACGCCGCCCATCGCCATTGACGCGCCTGCCATCATCATCATGCTGGCGGCGGGCCCGGTGAGGTAGCCGAACGGGTTGAAATACGCCACCGCGATGAGTACCGCGCCAACAATCGTCTGCAACCCACCAGCACGCTTGGAGCCGGTCAACACCGGCGCGATGCGGATCACGTCCTTGCCCAGCGGCTTTTGGATATCGTCTTCGGCCATGTTGCGTTTGCCGTTGAACACGGCGAAGCGCAGGCCTTTATCTGCGCTTTGCAGCATGTAGCGTTCAAAGCCTTGAAACTGTTTGAAATAGCCCATCACATCCCTGAAACCACCCGAGGTGGTCACGCGGTGTTCTCGACCGAAAAGTCTGGCGAGCGAACCTGATAGCAGGACCGTTCGCATTGTCTGGTGTTCGACTGCCAATCCCATGAGTGCTCTCCTGGTCATTTCAAAGCGATGGCTAGAGTTGGTCCTGTGCGTAGATCCCTGCGCTGACCACGGCACTGCCCACCGTCAGCTCGCCATACAGCAGGCCCACCGGGCTGCCCTGGATGCTGGTATTGACCGGGCCGTTGAAGCTGTAGCTCGGCCGGTTTTCCGGGCGGTCCATGGTGCCCAGGCCTTTGGGCATGGGTGATATCAGTTGCATGACACCGCCCATGGCCATGGACATCCCCACGCTCGCGGCAAAGGTCCATCCGGTGGTGGATGTGGCACCGATCAAGGTCGAAGAACCACCGGAAGCGGCGAGGCCGCCGGAGAAATACGACGCGGCCACAATCAGCGCCACGCCGATAATGGTTTGCATCGACCCTGCGCGCTTGCTGCCCATCAGCACCGGGGCGATGCGAATGTCCGACGCCCCGGAAGGCGCCCTGAGGCGGTCGTGGCCAATATTTTCCCGGCCGAGGAAGACCGAATAGGTCACGCCCCGGTCCTTGGACTCCATCAGGAAACGCTCAAACCCGGGTACCAAAATGCACAGCGCGTGAATCGCTTCCGAGGCATTCCTGACCGCCAACCGATGCACGCGCCCGAAGCTGGCGCCCAGGCTGCCGTAGAGGCGCACCGTCCTGACTTTTTCATGATGCATGGCATCCTCCGGGCGAATGAACCGCCCCTGTGATTAGTGTTTGACCCGCAGGTGATGTCGCCAAAAACTCACCGTCACCTCGCCCCAATAGCCGCCATAGGTGTCGCGTTTGCTGTCGCGGCCATAGAGGTGGTGCAGGATCGAGCAGGGGGCCGGGTAATGCTCAGGTTCGCTTTGCAGCACGCCATCGGCCAGGTAGATCGCGGCATGGTTAGGCACGGGTGAGCGAATCTGCATCAGTACGATGTCGCCGTGCTGCACGTGGTTGACCTGCACAAAACCGGCGGCCGGCAAATTGTCCAAATAGAGGTTGCCGCCCTTGTCCCACCAACCGTCTTCGCGCTGGTAATCGCCCAGCTCAATGCCCATTTCCCTGCGGTAGTAGTCCAGGATGATGCTCAGGCAGTCATGCACGCCGTGGGCAAAGGCGCGGCCGATCAAGGGCGCCTGGTAGCCATTGGGTGTGCAGCTGGCCCATTCACCTGTGCGGGCCTGCCCATCGTCGCCCCTGCACACTTGGACAATGTGCCAAGGCAACCCGCTGGCCTCACAGGCCACGCGATCCGCCTCGCTGGGGGCCGCCGGGCAATCTGGATGGCTGTGCACCACCGCGAGGATTTCGCCGCGCTCTTCGGCGGCGGCATAGTCCTCGGGCGCCAGGCGAAAGTGTTCGCTGGGCGTGCTCGCCGTGTTGCGACACGGCACGTACACGCGCTTGCGCCCTTCGCGAATCAGCAGGCCGCAGCACTCGTGCGGGTAGTCGGCCACGGCATGCCGGGCAATCGCCGCCAGGTTGGTCTTGTTCATACTCAGCTCCGCAACAGGCCCGCTGCCGGAAACGAACCGTAAGGCAGTGGGTTGTTCTCGCCGAAACGCAGCTTGCAGCTGGTCAGCCGCCCACCGCATTTGTCCTTGGCTGCATCCGTGACAATCACGTCATTGGCATCCGCCACCGGCCCGCCGTTGTAACCGCAGTAAGGGCCGCGATAACCGCCGCAGCTGAGCCACCAGCACACGTTGGCGACGATCTGCCGGCGCGGCAGTTGCACGCCGTTAAAGTCCAGCGCACTGGCCAACTCGAACTTCACCGTTTCGCTGCTTTCGGCGACCTTGCGTTCGATGTACCAGATGTCCGGCGGCAGCTCCTCTTCCGGGTCGGCCTCAGGCTGGCCATCGAGGTACTTGCCCAGGGTGCGGTGACGGATCAGCCGCGCGCCCACCAGGTCTTCGAAATACAGCACCAGCGCCGTAATGAAACCGCCGACGTTACCCACGGCCAATGTCGGCGTGGGCTGCGTGCCTTGCCCCGACATTTCAAAGCCTTCGGCCTGGATCGGCCAGGGTGAATATTCATGGCCCTGCCAGAAGATCGGCGACGCTTGGGCGTAACCGTGAAACCGGTACAACTCGGCGCCCAGGGCGGTGGCGTCGAGTTCAAAAAGCTCCACCCAGGCCCCGGGTTCCAGGGTCTGGATATCTGCGGTAATGGACATGTGATTCTCCGCGCAAAGAAAACCCCGTACGGGCCGGGGTGTGGGCGCCGCTGTTGGCACTAGGGATGAAAAGCCTGCTCGAACGTCGCCGTGAGGGAGTAGAGCCCGGCGCCCATCGGCGTCGGTTGGTACCCCTTGCAGCGAAACAGCGCAGGCGTGGCCAACGGCGCGGTCCAGTTGAATGCTTTGGCGCCGGCGTGGCGGTCGAGGAACGCGACAATCGCCTGGATCCGCGCCTCATCGCCGACAAACGTCAGTGGCCACGATTGGGTCTTGCTGTTGATGCCGTCAGCGGCTGTTTGCTGGTAGCCATCGCCAAACTTGGCCGTTTTCAGGCGAAACTCGACGCTGCCGACCGGCTCCACTTTGGGCTCCCAGGTGAAGGTTTCTGTGCTCATGTTTTCTCCAGGCGTAAGCCGTTGGTTGTCAGCGGCCGTTGATAGCCGACCAGATTTGCCCGCCCGGTTTGAGGTCGCGTGCAATTTGCTCGGCGGCGCCTTGGCGGGCGGAGCCGGCATAGGCACGCGCGACGTTCTGGGCATTGCCATCGGTGCCGGAACCCTGGCCGTCGGCAACGTTGATGGTTTGCGAAATCACCACCTGGTTGCTGCTGGTGCTGCCCGACTGGCCAGCGCCCAATGCGCGCACGCCCAGGGAACCATCGGAACCACGGCTCAGCGGCATGATGGCTTCAGGGCCGGCTTCGCCGAAGAGCGCTAAAGGCGCCAAGGTCGGGCCAGTGGCGATGGCGTTGGTAAACGCTCCGCCGTTGGCGAACGCTTGGACACCCGCGTTCCACGCGCTCCCTTTCGCGTGATAACTGAGACCCGCCGTATTGACTTGGGGGGTGAAGGTGTTGCTGAAGGGGCCGACACTGGTAGTCGTCGAAGTGGGCGCACTGCCCCCGCTCCACCATGCGCTGATCGCGGAACTGGCAAGCCCGAACAACGAACTCAACGCACTCGACGCCGCCGTCTTCGCCGCCATCGCGGCCATGTCTTTGAGCACGGACGTGGCAAAGTCCGAAAAGTTAAATTTTCCCGTGGTCGCAAACGTCAGGACAGCTTGGTCCATCTTTTCGAAAGCACTGGCAAACACCGCTTTCGATTGCTCGGCCGCCGTGCCGGCCTTGTTCGAATACTCTTCGAACGCAGCACTTGCGCCCTGTTGCCAATCATCCAGCAAACGCGTCATCTCGGCGAAGTTGCCCTTCACTTGGCGAGTTTTTTCATCGTCCAGAAATGCCATCACCTCTTCGTCACCCGAAGGCTTCGGCGCAGCATCCCCATACGGCCCACCCGTGGGGAACTTCAAACCCGCCCGCTCGGTGTAACTCGACGGCCCATCCAACGCGCCGACAAAATTACTCTGCGCCCCCTGGCTCTGCTTGAGCACCTCCACCAGTTGCGCATTTTTCTGGATAAATTTTTCCGCCGCATCCGTGGCCGGGTCATAGGACTTTTGGAAGTCCTTGAACTGGCCGGACGTGACCTGTAGCGCCGCTGCAGCAGACGCGCTGACCTTTTTACCGGCGTCCTCGATCTTCTGCTGCATCTCGCGCATGCTTTGTTCGGTAATCCGTGACGCCTTCGCCAGGGCCTGCTCCAGGCTGCCGAGGTTGAGCGTCAGATTACCCTGGGAAGCAGTTGCCATAGGTTTCTCCGGGTCATGGATAAAACCCGCTGGACGCGGGTTTCAAGGAAAGTGGCGTCGTCCTTAACGCCACTCGTTCATCGCACGTTCGAGTGACACGCCCCGGCGCAGCTCATGGGGCATAAAATCAATCAACTCGGCCGTACCGCCGCCCAGCCGGTGGGTCTGCAGCGCCACCAACGCGCTGCCCGCCTCCAGCCGCCTACCGGCATGCAGGGAGCCATATCGGTCGATATAGCGGCCCCAGGCCAGGGCTTCGTGGTAGGTCATACGTTCCTTGGCTTGCGCAATCGTGCGGCCGCCCACTCCGTTCAGCACCAGTTCGTGCCAGAACTCATCGGCGACCGTCAGCTCTTTGCTCCGCCACCGCTGGTGCCATTCACCTCATTGACTGCATTGAGGATCACAAACCCCAATGACGGCTCAAGCCCGAAGGCATCGTCGTAACTCAGCGCTTCAGTGCCGTCGGTACCCAACGACACCGACGCGGCGAGGTAACTGGCGTTGCGGCTCTGGGCAGATTCACCCTGAGTAAAGAGGCGCTCGATCACACCGAACGACTGGCGGCGGATGTGCAGCGTGAAGGTGTCGGTCACTTCCTTGCCGGTTTTGCTGTCCAGGTGCGTCCAGCTGATTTCTTTCTTTACCGGCTGGCCATCAACGATGCCGCCCTTGGCTTTCAGTTGTTTGAGGTTCATGGCATTTCTCAGGCTTTCTTGATCCAGGCGCTGCCGCCGGTACGTTGGATGGTGACGGTGGTGGTCACGACCGCGTTCAGTGCGAAGTTGAACGGGAAGTCCGAGACGTAGCCGTCAAAGGTGAACCAAGTACGGGTCGCCGGCAGTTCAAAGCCATCGCCCTTGGTGTTGACGGCAGGCAGTACGCCATTGCCGTCGGACCAGCCCACGGCCCATTTCACGCCGGTATCACCCTTGGCTTCGGACAACTGGTGCAGGCGGATATGGCTGGCGTTGGTCGGGTCGGCGTTCAAGCCCAGGCTTGCGGTGCCAGGGGTGCGCAAACCTTTTTTGTAGCTGCGCTCTTCGGCATTGAGGCTGGTGTCTTCGATCTGTTCGGCCGGCGCACCGCCCGGTTCGAACGAGGTGGCGTGCTCGATTTCCAGCACGGTGTAAGGCCCGGTACCGGAGACCGGCGGGACGAGGGCAAAAATCTGGGTACCTTGGGTAAGAATCGACATCGAGTGTTCTCCATGAACATTAAAAAACCCGCAAAGGCGGGCTGTGGGGGTGCAACGGCTGTAGGGCGGTGGTCGAGGTGAATCAGGGTGCCGGTTTGCCATCCAGATAAGGCGGAGCATTCGGGTCCGGTTCACGGCTCTTGATCAGGTCGACCAATGCCTGGTTGCTCTGGGCCAACAGCCGAATGGCAGCGTTGAGCGCCACTTGGCCGTCGGTTTGGGTTTGCAGGGCGGCGATCAAACGGTTGATCGCGGCCAATTCTTCGTCAGTCATAGGCATCTGGGTTCCTGTGTAAAGCCTTCATACAAGCGGCGATCACGCCGTATCATTTTTTGCGAGTGCTCACTGTTTATCCGAGCGCGAGGCTTCCTCGACGCCGATGCGCTTGGCCGCCCACCGCTCATAAAGGCCGATGGCTACATCCGCACCGGCCATGGCGGTCAGGCAACCAATGGCGCCGGCCGTCCAGATCGACATGCCGGCGGCGTAACACAGCATCAGGGCTGACACCCCGCAGACCATGCACGCCCCGGACCTCAAGGCCAGGCGCCGAATCAGCGACCAACCCCGCGCGCCCTCCTTGTCGGCGCGCCACATTTCGCCGGATACACCGCCGATCACGGCCAGTGCGATCACCAGCCAGATAGGCATTTCCGCTAACGCTTGCTGCTCGTTTGTCATGTCACGCCTCCTGGCTGAGCATTACCGGCGCGGTGCCGGCTTTGTTGGGGTAAATCCATTTATCGGTAGGCATTCCAAAAAGCCCGGTTGCCCGGGCTTTTCAGTAATGATGTCCTCGAACCTTCGGCGCTACTGGCGCGGTACGGTTCTTTCCTCAATGTTTTTCCGACCACGATCCCTGTCTGCCGGATAACTGCTTCTGGTGCTTTACGCTGCACACCCGGGTCAGTTGCCAACCCTCTGAACCGTTAAGGCCGGTTCATCGCTGCCTGTTTTTTGAAGCGGTGAAACTAAAGAGCGTCGGCATCCTTGCCGGTGTTGCCTGGCATCCCTGCCATCGCTTCGATGGCGTCCTTGCCGATGTTGCGTGCCTTCCTTGTCTTCCTTGGCAGCATCCTTGCCGCCGCCACCAAGCCTTGTTGGCTGGCTTGAGATGAAGAATATGCATGTATGCATATACAGTCAATGCACAAATGCATTTATTTTTCCCAGTCAAATGCATCAATGCATTTACAGCCTTGTGGGGTAAGGGTTTGACGGTTTTCTACAGGCGAAAAAAAGCCCGCTCGTTGGCGGGCTTGGTCTTACGGCAGAAGGTTAACGAGCGTACATGCCCCACCAGAACACATGACCGAGGATGCTGATCTGCTCATCCTGGATATCCTGGAAGCTGTAGTCCTCGTCCGGGTGCTCATCGCGATTAAAACTGCGCAGGCGAATCCCGGAAGGCAGACGGTAGAGCTGTTTCACCCGCAACTGGCCATTGTGGTTAATGGCATACAAGTCGCCATCAACGATGTCGCCAATGCCGCTTTTGCCGGCATTCACGCCCACCGTGGCGCCGTCGCGCAGTACCGGCAACATACTGTTGCCGCGCACCGTCACACACTTGGCCTGGTCGAACTGCACACCGTTATGCCGCAGGCTGCGCTTGCCGAAACGCAGGCTAGCCTTCTCGCTTTCCTCGATGACGAATCTTCCTGATCCAGCAGCCAATTCAACCTCGCGCAGAAAGGGGATCGACACCTCGTCATCATTAACGGGCGTGTCGTCGTCCCACAGGCTTATGTCCTTGAGTTCCGAATGCATCGGGTCGCGCCCGTCATCGCGCAAAGCGCCCACCGCCGCGCGCCCGCGCAAGTGGTCGGTGCTGACGCGGAAGTACTCGGCGATGCGTGAGATGTGCTTGTCCGACGGGTCAACGATCTTGCCGCTGAGGATCCGCGAGAGTGTGGATTGAGGCACGCCGGTACGCCGGTGAAGCTCCGTGGGGGAGATCCGGTCGCGGTCGAGGAGTTCTCTTAAGACGGTTGAAACGTTGCGTTTTTGCAT